GATTCGAATCGGTGCTAATCTTCAATCAATGCGCGGCCCACCCCTAAGTGGAGGCTGCAGCTTGCGGCACTCTCGTCATGAGAACATGCCTTCAACCTGTAGTCCAATCCTCTACTTAGGAGCCTCAGATGGCTAACTCCGTCCTCGCAACCACTCTTCAGCTGCTCCGTGACCAGCTGATTGACAACTCTTTCGTATCTCACCCTCTTTTCCGCGCCATTGAACAGAATGGTGGACTTGTGAAGGTGAGCGGCGGCGCTCGCGTTGAGCAGAGCTTGATCTTCGGTGATCACAGCTCCATCACCCAGCTCAGCGACGGTTACGACCCCGTTTCGCTGGCCGTGACCGATCCGTTCTACACCGCCAAGTTCGAGTATGCGAACTTCGTGCAGCCCGTCATCCTGACTGCCATCGAGAAGCTGGCAAACAAGGGTGACCTGGCTGTTGTGAACATCCTCAAGAGCAAGATGGAAAACGTGATGCTTTCGCTTCGGCGCGAAGTAAACCGTACCATCATCCAGGGACCGGCTTACTCTGGTTCGAAGCTCACGGATCTTCAGACCTTCAATGGTATGACGACCGCTGCCGGTACTGGCTGGTTCGAAGGTGTGGCACAGGCCAGCCAGCAGAACGTGGTTGGTACTCTGAGCAAGGTTACTCATCAGAGCCAGAACTGGTACAACCAGTTCTATGACTCCGGTGGTGCCTTTGACCTGAGCCACCTGGACCAGCTCTTCATCGACTGTCAGGCTCGTAACCCCGCTGGTTCCCCTCCTGACATCATCCTGATGAGCCCCAAGTGCTTCGGTGCTTTCCAGGCGCAGCAGCAGAGCTACGTCCGGTACACCTCCGAGAGTGACCGTGGTGGTTTGGACAAGGACATGGTTGGTATGTGGCGCGGCGCACGTATCTACATGGACCCGAACCTGGGCTTCACCGCTCAGAGCCCCGCGAAGGCAGTAAGTGCCTACGTGCTCAGCTCGAGCAACTTCAAGCTCTACGCCGACCAGGACGGCTGGTTCAACGTCTCTGACCTGATGCCAGTGCCTGGAACCGCTGTTGAGCAGGCATCCGTGCTTTGCCGTATGCAGCTCGTCACCGGCCACCTGGCCAGCCATGGCGTTCTTCTGGACGCCGAAGCCTGATCCACTTGAGTAGGCTCACATTAGTGTGAGCCTACTCAGCCATCTCACCCCTTAAAGAACTCTCAGGAGAATTCCATGGCTACTTCCACTCTGATTCAAGCACTCATCACCGAAGCTGATGGCAGCTCGGGCTCCACCTCTAACCGCACCCAGTCCGAAACCTTCCTCGCCAACGGCACCATCACCCTGGGTGACTGGGTGGCCTTCGATACGTCCAAGACCGGCTCCGACCGCGCCTTGTACGTCATCCGGGCTGCCGGTGTCGCCACCGTGGGCAGCGCAGCTTGCATCGGCGTCGCTCTGGAGTCGGCTGTTGCCGGCGGACAGATTCGCGTCTGCGTCGGTGGCTACTGCGCCTCGGCCAACGTGGCTGGTGCTGTAGTGGCTGGCTCCCCTCTCGTTGGACCCATCGGCACTGCCGGGCAGGCCGCGATTGAGGCGCCCGGCACGACCAGCGGCGGACTCATCGGTGTGGCCCTCGCGGTCGATGTCTCCAACATCGGTCCCGTGATTGTTTACAAGCGTTTCTGATCCCTCAAGACCCCTCCTGCGGTAAGTGACGCAGGAGGGGTCTTCCTCTTTTTGAATTCGGTAGGGAGCCGCGATGAACCTGGGCGACTTGATTGACTTTGTTGGGAACCTTCTTGACTATGATCCCACGAATGACACGTACCGCAGCCAGCTCGTAGCTCTACTCAACGACTCTCAGACTCGCGTCCTGACGGACCGGATTTGGGACTTCGCGCAGCGCGAAAAGACCGTGAAGGTGTGGACCGATCTCCCCTATGAGATGGTCTTTGTGAATGGCTCGGCCACTGTGACTGGCGTAGGCTTCGATGCCAGCACCAGCACGGTGACCCCTGGATCCACCTGGGACCAAGCCACCATCACCTTCACGGACGGAGCCGGTGACCCCTGGACCCACAAGATTGCCTGGGTTGAGGACAGCACCACCCTATATCTGGATAGGATCTACCGAGGTGGATCTGGAACCTACACGGCTACCATCGCTCGACGTGAGGTATATCTGCCTGCGGATACCATGTCGGTGATGAATGTGTCTGACCCCAGCGTGGGTACCCCATCCAGCACTATGTATCTATCAAAGTTCGAGCGGGATGCTCTGACTCTGGATAGTGACCAGCTCGGACGAGTAGAAGCATGGGTACCTTCCGAGGGCACCCGCGTTTCTGGACCTCAGATCACTCGAGGCGTAGCTACAGTAACAGGCGTGAGCCAGGGTGTAAGAACCATCAACGTCTACTACTGCAACGTACTGGGCCCGTCCGGACAGAACTCCGAGACCTATCCTACCGAAGTGAGTTCGGGTTTCGAGAGTGCCTTTGGTAAGGTAGAGACCTACGAGCTGAGTGACATTCAGACCCTGGAGTTCACTCCTGAGGTACTGCCGAACACCACTGGGCTCTATCGGCGCTACTACTTCACATGTCCCGAGGCGAATATCCTGGCTCCAGTGAGGATCAGGAACGCCGACGGGGAAGGGGCTGTAGCTGTTGATGTAGACACGGTGAACCCGAAGGGCACCATCACCCTGAAGCCTGATCTGAGCCTCTCTATAATCTCTGGACAGGCATTTCACTCCACCAGCATTCGATATGTGTGGAACCAGTCGGGAGTGTATCAGTCCATGCAGCTTTACCCACACCCGTCGGGTGATCAGGACATTGACTGCCGAGTGCTCATCAGCCCTTCCAAGATGCAGGAGGACCAGGATGTACCGCTGGTGCCCGCCTCTTACGCTCAGATCGTTGCTTATGCAGCCCTTGAGCAGCTAACCTTGAAGGTGGATAACCCGGCCCTCAGCGCCGTTTACATGCGAAAGAAGGACGTACTCTTCAAGGGCATGGAGCAGCGTTTCTTGGGACAGCCAGCAAGGATCATCCGCAGGGGTGGATCCTCTGAAGGCTTCGTTCGGAATCCTTTCGGACCTCTGAAGTTCACCCCGTGAGGCTCCTATGAAGCAGGAACAGTATCAGACCACTCTTGCGGGTGGACTCGCCACTCGGCTTCCACAGGCGACGGACAATGCTGGAGTAGCTCAGAACCTCACGGTGGACAAGACTACCGGAGGTTTCAGCACTCGAGTTGGATACGAGCCTTATAAGCCAGGTGCTACCACATGGAGCCCATTCGGCTCGTGCGGGGCCATCTACAGCTTGCACGCTGCCCAGGAGCTTGCTTCCGGAGCCCGACAGAGTATCCTCTTCGAAGAAGATGGGAACCTACATCTGCTCTATGACGCTACTGGCACCATCCTGCTCTGCACCCTCGCGACCGGGCGGCACAGTCCGACCCCGACCGAGGCGGGCAGCTGGTACACCGACACCGGCTACGGCACGGTCATCACGAATGGCGTGGACAGGCCGGTCATCGTTCGACCCTGGCCCCTGGGCAACGCCTCCGACTCTGCCAACAGCATCGCCCGCTGCATCCGTCCCTTCGGCTTCGACGCCGCACCTCCCCCGGTGGACCCGCACAAGGTGAACCCTATGCCCGCAGCCCCTCCTGCAAGCCCAGCAGCGGGTGGAGGCGGCGCTGTAACCTTGTGGTGCCCCTCTGATACCTCTGCTATTGCAGACGGTGGACGATGGGGCCTGGGCTTCCCTGACAACGTGAGCGGCCTCGATGGAGAAAAGGTGGCCCTCTTCGGTTGGAGCGTTGCATTCATCTCCGATACAGGCTCCGAAGGGCCAGCCAGCACCCTCACCTCAACCACATGGGCTCTGTTCGCGGGGTCAGAAGGTTGGAGACATGCCGTAGCCTTGGACATTCCGATTGGACCTCCAGGTACCGCAGCTCGGAAGTTGTATCGGACCACGAACTACTCTGATGACTTTGTAGCTCCCGGCGATACCAGCCTGTATTTCATTGATCAGGTTCGGAACAACACGGAGAACATCTTCTTTGATGCGGTGAGCACTGCGAACCTGGGCCAGCCCGCACCTCTGATCCCAACCGGACCTCTGCCCGCACCAAGAGCTCGGTTCAGCGCCGTATATGGAGGCAGCCTCTTCCTGGATGGTGGGTTGGATGATCCATTCACCCTGTACTACAGCGCACCCGGCTTGATTGAGCAGTTTGCAGCGGACGCTTTCTTGGAGCTGCCTGGTATTGGTGGTGCCGTGACTGCCATCTACGGTAACTACACCAACCTCCTGATCTTCAGAGAGAATGGTATTGACGTAGTGCAGGGGAGCTACCCTGATTTCAAGGTGACGACCCTCTCCAACTCGGTAGCATGTAAGGCTCCCCACTCCATCAAAGCGATCCCAGGACTTGGAGTGATGTTCTTGGGACAGGATGGAGTCTATGCCATCACAGGCGGCCTCGAAGGTGGGGCTATTTCGGACATCATCAACCTCACGGTGGAGCAGGACGCGATCATCGAGAGGATTACCCCTGACTGCCATCCGAAGGCTGTGGCTGAGTACTCAGTTCAGACTCGGGAGTACCACCTGTACATCCCGGTAGACGGAAATGACCGTCCGAACCTTGGCCTCGTACTCCATGTGGACAGGCTGCCTTACGTCCCTAATCTGAGCCCCTGGACCACTCGCGTAGGCTTCCCGGTTGGAGCCATCACCTCCCGCTATGACGGCACCCTGGTGTTCGGACACAACACAGGATCAGAGGCGGTAAGTAGCAACGCGCAGCGCGGCCTCTTCGTGCTCAGCGGCAAGAGGGCACTGGGACTCGTCATAACGGAGATCTCGTCAGGATATGCGGCGCCGCCGACAAGTATCTACCGCTCTGCATGGACCGCTTTCGGAGATCCTCAGACCCAGAAGCAGGTGAGCTATGTGACCCTGTGGGTGATGACTACTGGTGGACCTACCATCACGATGCGGCACTACAAGGACTTCTCTTTGACTGCCGTCGAAGAGCGGACATATGTATGCCAGCCTCCTGATGCGACCGCGCTTCCTGAGCTGGATAAAGTCACTCTTGGGAAAGAGAAGTACACGACCGAGCGGTTGGTACCCCTCCGCTTCTCGGTAGCTCATCAATCGGCTGCCCACTTCTGCTTCGAGATTGAGACGACTGAGGACATCACGCTCATCGGATGGGAACTTGAGGCAACCACCAAAGGCACCCGCGTTGTAGCGGGAGTGAGGGCTCAGTGAAGAAATGGACCCAGCGTGAGGCTGATGCATCAGCAGCGGTTAGCCCCGGACTCATCAATGATGAGCTTCGGGCACAGCAATCTTCCATCACCACCCTGGACCGAGAGCAGCTCCCCGCTGCCTTCGTAGACACCACCCGACTGAAGGATAACTCACTTCAGAAGGTGTGGGTAGCCAACCAGTACCCGGCAGCTTCCGGTGAGCAGAACGCTGTATCTGACTCTGATGTGCAGAGCCGAGCCTGGATCGCCGCTACCTTCCAGGGTTACGGAGGGGGCTGGACCGACGTGGCTTCGACCCCGACCCTGGACGGCTTCAAAGGGGGCAACCTCTTCGTAGAGTGGAGCGGAAATGCCTACATCTTCGGTGCGATGAGCGACGGCAACTCCGAGCCTCTGCCCCGCAGCCCGCGATACCTCCGACTCCGCATCCTCGTTGCCGGGGTGGTGGTGGTCGAGCGGCGAGGCCCTGCCTACCATGAGCACTTCCGCATCTTCGGCACCGGCACCTTCCCGCCGGGTGACCACAGCCTGAATCTCCAGTGGAGAATCTCAGAGCCCGGACAGGATGATCCTATGGAAACCACTTCCAGCCCTGGTAATGTGATGCAGGCTCATTTGTACGCCAACAAGTATCTTGCTGTAGGGAGATTCCGATGAGCCGAATCAACCAGCCGACCGTCGTAGACGGGGACCTCATTGACGCAGCCAGCCTCAATGACCGTTTCAACGCCTACACTCAGACGGACTTGAACACCTTCAACGTTCGTGATGCCGCCATTGACCTACCTCAGTTCGACAGCACCCGCTTCATCGTCACTCACATCCAGTCTGAGGGCATTGGATTGAATGATTGGCGGCACGGGTCCGTCATCACCGTGACCGGACAGACGGCAATGCCGGCCAGCCCATATATTGTGGGTGACGGTGCCCCAACCGTGATGGACTTTGGAGCCGTTGGTTTGACAGTCTCCATCGGTGAAGTGCTCAGAATCTACTGGAACCTGAGCGTCCGCCCCTACTGGGAGGGCTCTCGCCCCTGGATCGGCGCCGGGGCTCTCGACTTCTACGTCTTCGATGACGGCGCTTCGAGCATCCAGAACGTCGCCACGGGCGTCTCGTGCTGGGTGTTCTACTTGGAATGGGACATCACGGACAACACCCTCACCAACTTCGTCCCGGTCCCCGACCAGGCTGACTACAAGACCAACTTTGCAGGAGTGCTCTACGGCGACAAGCTCGAAGACTGCATGGCATCTTCGGTAGTGCCAGCCTGGATTGAGCGTGCTGAGAACCCTCTGAATGGTACCTTGCCCAACGCGTCGGTTAATAACCCGGTCGGCTGGCGGGGAATCAGCGGGACGTACTACCACAACTCCGTCCTCAGCAACCGCACCATCTTTGGGCTGCGCCTCGTGTTCAAGGGAGTGATGCACTCATACAACACAGGTG